AAAAGGCAATAATATTCCTTTCGTAAAGTCAGTATTTCCTAACATTTAGTATACATAGTTACAGAATTAGAGGTGTCAATTAATCCTATAGTCTATATCATGAAAACAATTTCTAGGAGGTTAATATGCATAACATTCTTTCCCGTAATCAATTAGACGAATGGCGTCATTTTGAATCCACTGTTGATGAGTGTGATACCGAGATGCAAAAGTTAAATGATTACTACGAATGCTTAATTGAGTGTGATACTACAAAACAGTCAGCATGTAAAAAAATCTGCAAGGCAGTATTGACATAAATATCCTTACCGTGTGAAGGAAGTGGAGGGGACTTTGGTCCCCTATTTTTTTTATCTAAATACTAATGGTGAATACTGCAGTTGAATGGCAAACTGGTACGGCGATCAATTAACGAATAGGAATTTTCTTTCTCCAATTGGATTTCTCTTTACATTAGAGAAAGCAAGGAAAGTTTCTTTCTTGTGCCAACGTGCCGAAATTCCTACTCTTAGTTTGGCTAATGTCGATATTCCCACTAGAGGCATGGTGCCAATTCCTGTTGAAGGAAACATCTCATACGGAGACTTTACAGTAGAGTTTATTGTAGATGAAGATCTAACAAACTATATGGAAATCCATAATTGGATGAGAGGTCTTGGAGCACCACAGAGTATTGATGATAGAGTAAATTTCAAAACATCAAATCTTACAATGGGTAAGCAGGAATATAGATATTCAGATGCAACTCTACAGATTTTAAATAATAACAACAATGCAAATTTTGATGTTGTCTTTAAAGGTCTTTGGCCAACAGACTTATCAACTTTATCTTTTGATGTAACGGGATCCGATAATGATTTCTTTACAGCAACAGCAACTTTTAAATACACCTTATACGAAATCAGGAATGTTAACAGCTCAACTAGAAGATAATGCTTGACAGTTGGAAGAAAAGAGCTTACGCCGATCCCAATTTAAAATGGAAACATGCTAGAATAATAGAGAAAGGACCCAAGTCTTTATCGGAAGCATGGATTCTTGGAGCAATGAAACTGAGGTATAGTTATGAATTTGGAAGTACTACAGGAAATGTGGAAGAAAGATAGTGTCATTGACACGGATCTTTATTGCGAAGAGTCCACAAAAATTCCCCAACTTCATATGAAATATATGGAGTTTTTTAATATGTATTCTCTTATGAAAAGAGAAAGAGAGTTTGAATTGAATAAACTTGTCAAAGACAAATGGTTGTATTACAAGGGTAAGGCACCGTCTACCATATACAAAGAGATGCCATTTGACCTCAAACTTACAACTAAAGAAGAGATTACTATGTTTATTGATGCCGATGATGACATCAAAAAACTTCAATTTAAGATTGCATACATAGAGCAGACTCTAACATTTCTTGATAGTGTATTGAGACAAATAAACAATCGCACATATCAAATTAAAAATGCAATTGAGTGGGTGAAATTTAAAAGTGGTTTCTAATGAATTATGGACTCTTCTACAAGCAAGTCAACTTTAATCGAGATTCAATAGCAATAGTCCAAAAGGCACTTGCGACTTCTACTTTAGAATGGGAAGAAGGAAGATTATATAATCAAAAGAGTGGAGCAAAAAGAATTACCGATGTAGCATGGATTAGAGATCCCAATCTCTTGTCCATGCTTTTGCGTATGATAAAACAAATCAACAGACAAGCACATTGGAATCTTAATATCACTGGTATAGAACCTGTGCAGTTTGGATCCTATGGCGAAGGTGGATTTTATGATTGGCATATAGATCAACATCCAAAAATAATGAATGGTGTTGTTCGTAAAATTAGTATGTCACTTTTCCTCAACGATGACTACGAAGGAGGGGACTTTGATTTGGAGATATATAAACCAGGGGATACTCAAAGGTTTATTACAATTAAACCCAAAACGTATTCCGCAATTTTCTTTCTAGCAGATCAATGGCATAGGGTTCGCCCCGTTGCTGCTGGACATAGAAAATCTCTTGTCGCATGGTTTTATGGTCCGCCTTATGTTTGATTTGAAGATCCGAAAAAAGAATGAAGTATATTTAAAGGTAGAAGCAGAACCACACATCAATTATGAATTAGCAGACTTCTTTTGTTTTGAAGTAGAGTCTGCAAAATTCATGCAGAAGAATAGAAGATATAAAGGTTGGGACGGAAAGATACGTTTGTATTCTCCAGGCACAGGAGAAATTTATGTCGGTCTCATTGACTATCTTTTGGACTGGGCGAATGAAAGGGGATACAAATACGAAATAGAGGAATGTAAATTCTTTGGTCATCCTCTAGGATATGATGAATTGATTACTCCTCAAGGTGTTGCATCTTTTGTAAAGTCTCTACGCTTACCTCATCGCGTAAGGGATTATCAATATAAAGCAATATACGAGGCACTAAAATATAATAGGCGACTTTTGTTGTCACCAACAGCTTCTGGAAAGAGTCTGATGATTTATGCATTAGTCCGATTCCATGTAAATGCTAATAGAAATATTCTCATAGTAGTCCCCACCACTAGTTTAGTGGAGCAAATGTATAAGGACTTTGAGGAATACGGATGGATGGCGTCCGAATACTGCCACAAAATATATGCGGGGGCAGAAAAATATACGAATCATCAGGTGGTAATTACCACTTGGCAATCTGTCTATAAGGAATCTCGTAAGTGGTTTGAGAGGTTCGACGTAGTTATCGGTGACGAGGCACACCTTTTCAAAGCTAAATCTCTTACTTCTCTGATGGGTAAGTTGCATGAGTGTAAGTATCGTATTGGATTTACTGGGACACTAGATGGTGCAAATGTTAATCAGTTAGTTTTAGAAGGCGTATTTGGCAGATGCTCTCAAGTAACAAAGACTAGTGAATTGATGAAAGCAGGTCATGTTGCAAAATTGAAAGTAAAAATTGTTTTGATTAAACACGAAGAAAAACTCTTTGAAGGATATCAAAATGAAATTGATTATCTAATTGAGCATGAAGGTAGAAATAAATTCCTTCGTAATCTTGCTTGTGATCTAAAAGGAAATACCCTGGTTCTTTTTAACTATGTAGAGCGTCATGGTATCCCTCTATATGAGATGATAAATAGTCACACAGATAGACCCGTACATTTAGTTCATGGGGGTGTTGATGTAGATGATCGAGAAGACATTCGTATTCTGACAGAAAAGTCTGATAGTGCGATCATCGTTGCATCTTACGGCACATTCTCTACGGGTATTAACATCAAAAAATTACATAACGTGATCTTCGCATCACCTTCCAAATCAAGAATTCGTAATCTCCAATCTATTGGTCGTGTCTTGAGAAAGGGAGAAAACAAATCAAATGCAACTCTTTATGATATTGCAGATGACATTTCTACTGATAGGGGTAATAACTACACTCTCAATCATTTAATGGAAAGAGTCAAAATCTACAATCAAGAAAAATTTAACTATGAAATCATAGACGTAAAAATAAAAACTTATGATTAATTACGCAAAACATGACGAAGAATTTTATGGTATCTTCAAACTAGTTAATGGTGAAGATGTCTTAGGAAAATCACTTATCACTGAAGATAATGGAGAATCTATTGTCTTTATTCAAGATCCAGTTACCTTAGAAATTTTTACTAAAGATCTAGACGATGGCAAAGTTGCTAGAGGAATGGGATTTGCTAAGTGGATGCAAATGTCTGATGAAGAATTTTTTATCTTACGTGAAAAAGATATCATTAGTTTAGCAACAATGTCTAAGGAAACTATTTTTCTATATGAAACATATGTTGGTGGTGAAGAATTACCAGATCGCCTCAACAAAAAAAGACTCTCTCTAGATGAGGATATGGGTCTTGTAGGTACAATTGATGAAGCAAGGAAGTTATTTGAAAGAATCTATAAGAATCCCTTTCAACCCTGACAGTGTTATTCTACAGAGACTTGACGATTCTGTCAAGTGTGTTATAATATAAACAAAGCAAATGGATATATGAAGACCATTAAAAAACAAAAACAACATTACGTTGATAACAAAGAGTTTCTTGCTGCCATAATCAAGTACAGAGAGAAGAAAGAAATTGCTGAGATTCGTGGTCTTCCCAAACCTAGAGTTGACAATTACATCGGAGGATGCTTTCTAAAGATTGCAACTCACCTTTCATATCGTCCTAACTTCATTAACTACATGTATAAGGATGATATGATTTGTGATGGTATTGAAAATTGTATTCAATACATTGATAACTTTGATCCAGAGAAATCAAGAAATCCATTTGCATATTTTACTCAGATTGTATACTATGCTTTCCTGAGGAGAATTCAAAAAGAGAAACGCCAGATGGAAATCAAAGATAAGATTCTAGAAAAATCTGGTTACGATGAAGTCTTTACAGTTGACGGGGAAGGTGGATCCGAGTATAATCAGATGAAGTCTCGTATTTCCATAAACTCCAAACGATGAAAATATTACTGATTACTGATCAACACTTTGGAGTTAGAAACGATAATCAGTCTTTTATAGATTTATATAAGAAGTTTTATAATCAATTTGTTATCCCCTTTATAAGAGTATCTAAAATTGATACTGTAATTGCTTTGGGGGATACCTTTGATAAACGTCGCTCCATTAACTTCATGTCACTGGAAGCAGCAAAGGAGATGTGGTTTACACCTCTTCAAGAGATGGGTGTTACGATGGACATGCTCGTAGGGAATCATGATATTTATTACAAGAATACTTTACGAGTTAACGCCCCAAGTGAGTTACTTGGAGAATACAACAACATCAACGTCATCACAGAACCTACCACTTCTGTTTATGATGGTCTTCCTATACTCCTTCTCCCTTGGATTTGCGATGAGAATCGTGCAGAAATTCTGGAAAAAGTAGGAAGTAATAAAGCAAAAGTATGCATGGGTCATCTTGAGCTCAATGGATTTGAGGCACATCCTGGTCATGTAATGGACTCGGGTATGGACAAAAATATTTTTTCTAAGTTTGATCGTGTCTTTAGTGGACACTATCATATGAAGTCTACCAAAGGTAATGTCTCATACCTAGGCAATCCGTATCAACTATACTGGAATGACTATGGATGCAAGCGTGGATTCCATGTTTTCGATACTGAAACATTGAAGACTACTTTCTATCGCAACCCCTTTGATATGTTTCATAAGTTGCATTATAATAATGGTTTGGATATACCTGATGGATTGGAAGGATCCTATGTAAAACTTATTGTGGAAGAGAAGGGAGACTATGCTAAGTTTGACTACACTGTTTCTCAACTTCACGATGCTGGTATTGCAGATTTAAAAATCATCGAAGATCTTAGTGTCGAATTAGGGCAATCCGAAATCTTGGAGACTGAAGATACCATAACATTATTGGATAAATATATTGATGAAATTGATCTCAAAGTAAATCCTGATAGTGTAAAAAGTATTATGAGATCATTGTATATCGAAGCCTGTGAGATATGATGTTTATCCTAACCGACAAAATTACTGGCGGTGTATACGCTGTCTATAACAAAGAGAAAGTAAAGACTGTGCAAATTTTTGAAGAGGAGGATGATTGCATTAGATATAATAATATGCTCCTTGCTGACGGATATGAAGATGAGTTGGAAATTTTAGAAATCGATCTTCATGTGGTTGCAAGTAACTGTGATATGCATGGGTATTTTTATTCTGTAATTACTAAAAATGATTTTGTAATTCCTCCATTATAATGAAAGTAATTGATAATTTTCTGCCTGATAGGATATTTAATAAACTTCAGGAAGGTATGATGTCGAATTTATTTTCCTGGTATTGGGCAGATGAGAAAGTGCCTGAGAATAATTCATATAGAAACTGCCAACTTGTGCATACTTTATATGAAAATAATACATCATACAGTGATTGGGATGTTAGTCCAGTAACTTCACAGTTAAAGGTTAAAGCAATTCATAGGATAAAGGCAAATCTTACTTTGTATACACCAGAAATATATGAATACGGACTACACACAGATGTAAATTTTCCGTGCTATACTGCAGTTTATTACTTAAACACTAACGATGGGTATACAATTTTTGAAGATGGTGCTAAAGTAGAAAGTGTTGCCAATCGAATATTAATTTTCGATTCTATGAAGATGCATACTGGCACAACATGCACTAATGAAAAAAGACGAGTGGTCTTAAATCTAAATTTCTTTTAACTGTTATGATTTTATTTGAGTCTATTCGCTGGAAAAATTTTCTTTCTACGGGCGATCAGTGGACAGAGATCAATCTTTCTGATAGTCCTTCCACATTAATTGTAGGACAGAATGGTGCTGGTAAGTCTACAATCCTTGATGTTTTGTGCTTTGCACTTTTCAATAAACCCTTTCGCAAAATTAATAAACCCCAACTTGTTAATACAATTAATGAAAAGGGATTGTCGGTAGAAATTTGTTTCTCAGTGGGCAGGGATGCCTATAAGGTATTCCGTGGAATAAAACCAAACATATTTGAAATCTATAAAAATAATAAGTTAGTTGATCAGGATGCTGCCTCTAAAGATACGCAGAAATATCTTGAGCAGAATGTCCTTAAACTTAACTATAAATCTTTCACTCAGGTTGTTATTCTTGGCAGTAGCACCTTTGTGCCTTTTATGCAGTTGCCTGCTGCACACCGAAGAGAAGTTATTGAGGATCTTCTAGACATAGGAATCTTCTCTAACATGAATACCTTGCTTAAAGATAAACTTAGAATAGCACAGAGTCAGAGTAGAGACTGTGATCATCTTCTAATGCTTGCTGAGGGAAAAGTTTCAGCACAGACAAAACTCATTTCCTCTTTGCAAGAAGTCAATCAAAATCGTCAAGAAGAAAAACAGAAAAAGTATGATGAAAATCTTTCTCTCATGAAGAAGGTGCATGAAGATAAGACTATTGTAGAGAAAGATATTGAAGATACTGAAAGTAAAATCGGTGACTATGATGCTGCAGCAAAAACATTAGCATCATTTCGTCAGGGTCAGGCAGATAAGAAGTCTGAGTTAAAATTGATTTCTAAAGATCTAAAGTTTTTCAAAGGGCATGATGTATGTCCTACATGCACACAAGATATCAGTAACGATTTCAAAGAGAATCAAGTTGCTACATTGGTTAGATCTGGACAAACTCTTTCTAAGGAGATTGAATCTTTTAATAGAGATATTAAAGAAGCAACTGATATTGTTACTCAGATTTCAAATCAATCTATGAAATTGAAAGAGTTGACAAGTAATCTTTCTAGTCTAGATCGAGACTACGTTAGACTTGAGTTTGACAACCTTCGTATTAACGATGAGATTTTAAAGTTACAAAAAGACACTCCTAGTATTGATAAGGAAACAAATTATCTAAAGGAGGTTGAAGATGAATATGCAAAAACTCAAACCGATTGCTCAAACATCAGTAGAATGATCGATGAGTATCAAGTTGTATCTTCTCTGCTAAAAGATAGTGGAATCAAAAGTCAGATCATTAAAAAATATATTCCTATCTTCAATCAACTTATTAATAAGTATCTACAGTCAATGGACTTCTATGTCAACTTCACACTTGATGAAGAGTTTAATGAAGTTATTAAGAGTCGCTTTAGGGATGAGTTTTCATATGCATCATTCTCTGAAGGTGAAAAGCAGAAGATTGATTTAGCACTTTTGTTTACTTGGAGGGAAGTTGCACGAATGAAAAATTCTGTAGCAACTAATCTTCTTATCCTTGATGAAGTATTTGACTCATCTCTTGATGCCGAGGGCACTAATGAATTGTTAAAAATTCTTCGCAGTCTTGGAAAAGATTCCAACGTATTTGTTATATCTCATAAAGGTGAGATATTGGTAGACAAATTCTTACGCACACTTAAGTTTGAAAAGGTTAATGATTTTTCTAAACTTTCTGATGACTCATAAATAAACGTGGTGTGACCTAGATTTTATGCTGTCAACGCAATATCGACTGCGCTTAGAATTCATTTGTAAGTGCATTGCCAACGGTGAGGAAGTAAAACTAGATGATATGATCTGGGCAGAGAAACTTGCTAAGTCTCATACACTTGCTAGAGATTGGTTACAAAAAGCACGAAGGCAATCTTCTCAACAGATTGAGGAAGGTAGTACAGACGATTTTCTGAATAGGATGGGACTAGGTGATCCCGACCCATCCAATCACAAAACGGGATTTGATAGTGCTGATGATATTAAAAGCTGGTTTCAGCAAGACAAACCTGATGATTGGAGACAACGTGACTAAGAAACAATACAAACAATTGCTGCTAGATCATTTCACAGAGCGGTTGGATAAACTCACAGCAAAGGAATTGAAGGAACTTGCTGCGAGACACACATGAAGGATTATGTCTGTGTCCCCATGTGGGATCCTATTTTCGAGATGATGCGCTATCATTGGGTGCATAAGTCAGAAAAGGATCCTGAGCAATTCGTGAAAAATCTTAACCCAGAGCAAGAAGTGCTATGAGTAGTAAGATGCTATTCCTAGTTGACATTGGTAATGGTAGATGTCTCAGTCACGATGGATACATTCAAATTGGTATCTTCTCTCATAGTGTAGAGAAGCACCTGGAGTTAAATCCCGATCAAGAATGGCAGGTAACATACTGGATGCCAGATCCATTCTGTATCAGATACCCAAGACCTAATTATCAGCATACAATGAAGGCGAATGAAGGTTCTCCTAAGACTGACAATGCTTTAGATAGTCGTCCTAGAGACTTCCCAGATCAAGCAACTGAAAGACTGGAGAGAACATTATGAAAATGTGGGAGACAAAATGCGTTGGATGTG